TCTCTATACTTTTTCTTCTATGATGAAATCCTAAGAAATCAAATCCTTCTTTTCCATCCCATAGGTTTACAAATCGTGTCTTTTCAGGGTAATATTTCTCCCAGACTGTATCTAGGTAATTCAGATAGATGTTTGATAACAGTGGACTTATTACACCACCTTGTGGCGAACCTATTGTACTTTCGTATTTCTCCCCTTTTTCTACAAATCCTACTTTTAACCATTTCTCTATGAGTTTTAGTATTCTTCTATCACTTATTCTTTGTTTAACCAATAGCATAAGCTTCTTTAAAGTCTGCCTCAAATATAGGCTCTATTACAATCTTCGTTGCCATTTGTACTACTCTATCTTTTATAATAGGTATTCCTAATGGCCTTTTACTTCCATCTTTTTTAGGTATATACACTCTATTTACTGGTTTAGGATAGTAGTTATTTTCTATAAGCTCAGTTTGTATTTCCAGAATAAATTTCTCTTCTCCATACTTTACAACGTCTTCTATATAGATTTTGTCTGTTCCACCATTTGCTTTTACTTGTTTCCATGCTTTCCATAGTATATCTATTCGATAGACTTTGTCATACAATGCATGATATCTTCTTTTCTTATTCCCTTTGGCACTTAGATATAGTTTTCTTTGAAGTTCTCGAACTTTGTCTTGGGTGTTATTAGCTTTCGCATTCACTCACTCTTACCTCCTCTAAAAACTTGAATAAAGTATTGCCCCTTCCCTAAATACAGTTTTGTTGTCTGTATCATGACAGGTACTATAGGCAACTCCGACTCCCTTCCAGCAGTCCACCACTTCGCTAGGCTTATAGGATTTCTCTTTACTAAAAAAAAATTTAGTGCTGGGGAGGGTCTCTCCAGTTCCGAACTATACTTTCAATACATGTCGCTTCCCTTATACCGAAGGATTCCTCGATGCTGTTCCAAGATCTATACATCTTCCATGGTCTTCACCCTTATGCCCAAGGCTCGACTTCCTCTTTGTCTCTTTCAAAAAAAAGAGTCCTTTTTAACGATACGGCAGAATTCACTTAATGTTACAACCTGTATTTTCACTAGCACTCTTTCAAGTACATTACCCTCACGCTTCAGACCCAACATTTCTGTTACGCCCGGTGATTGGTTACTAGGCTCCTTGGCGATTACCTAGACAGGACTTTCACCTGCAAGCATAGTCCAGCTTATCTGGACGCACGGTATAAAAAAAGGACTCGAATTGAGTCCCCTATCCAAAAAGTCTTATTTACCTGTTATATTTTTCTGTTTCTTTAACTCAATAAATACTGTCCAACTACCATAAATAATAACTGCCACTGTAATCCACAAAGCTAATGCTACTGGTACTTCTTCTGCATAACTAAAAGGATTTGTATGCCAACTCCCCTTTACCATATCAAACCCTTGAATAATTTTTAACCCAAATAGTTCCATTGATAATATCAAACATCCTAAAATTATAGATAACCCACCTAATGATAATCTATTCATATATTCCTCCATCACATTTTGTTCAGAATAGTATATCACATTGTACTAGATATTTATATCTAAAGTAATGTCCTCAATTGCATCTAAAATCTTAATGCTAGCTTCTAAAAATACTTTATCTTTCGTATTATATTCTTTTAATTCCTGTTCACTTAAATTCTCTACATCTACACCTATTGATTTTAAATAAGCTGTTTGGCTCTCCATATCAATATAAATCTTGTTATCATAAGACTTATCTAAAATACCATCTAATACAAGTTGGTCTAAATAAGATTGAATAGCTGTTACTAAAAGGCACTTATTATCGTAGTTACTGGCATACTTCCCTAAATAGCTATCTTCTGCATTTCTTTTAATATCCTCATGAATCATGTGCATGGCATCCACTAACTTAATCTTTTTAAAGCTATCACCTTTATCCTTAGTAGTTGTAACAAAACTCGTAACTGCTCTTGCAATCTTTACTTTTTCTCCATCATGATAAAGAATGAGTTCACCCTTATTAATCGCTTCATCCATTTCAATTTTTGTTTTTCTTTCAAAGTCTATCACTTCATTTAATTGTGCATAAGTTGCTGAAATCGTCATTGGTGTTCCTGCTAATAAGCCTGCAATACGTGAACAATATTCAGCTGTACTGTATGCTCTTGTTTCTGTTAAAATCTCATCGCTTGTAAAGTTAATAACCTTTTCATGGTCAGCATTACAATGTGGTAATACTCCTTTTACTTTCTTATCTGATGACTTGACCCAATTAGCTACACTTAATACTTCTTCCTCTGTAATCTCTGGAATAGCTAAATAGTCCCATTTAAGTGCTTCAAGATACGTTAAAGCCATCTCACACGATTCTTGGTCAGGGATGATTACTGCCAGTGCCTTTTTAGGCGCTGTTTGATAGCCCATTAAAGCTAGTTCAATTTGCTCCCTATTAAATTCACTTAATGTAGGATGAATATCTGCTACTGTTAGCACTTCATGATGTTCTATTTCATCCACACTATCCTTTAGCACTAATGCCACAATGCCTCGTTCTCCTCTTTTGATCACTGATGAGGCTGTTTCTTTAAAATTAATAACTACTGAAGGTAATCCCATTCGTTCACCCTTTCTACTTATAAATGATTTTTCTTGCTAATACACTGTCCGACTCACCAGAAGCCAGCTCATAATAATTAATATCAAATGTAAATTGATAAATATCTCCATCCTCTCCTACTTTTTCAGTATTCGTTTCTTGGATTGTAAACTTCCTATTATCCACACCTAACACCTGTCCAAACGCTGTCTTAAGCTCTTGCATCACTCGATAATTCTTAAGACTTTCAGTTGTATCTGAAAAATACGTCACTGTGATTAGTAGCTGCTCTTCTTTAATTGCTTTGGTGTGGTTAATACTATTTACTGGCATAATGCCAATAAAAAAAGAAGGCGTCTTATAACCTTCTCGAACTTCATCACCATATATAGGCACATTAGGGAATGATCCCTTAATAACCATTGTTACTGCTTTTGCAATCTCTTGATATAAAATCATCTATTTAAGTCCTTTTAGTAATTGATTAACCATCTTTTCAATCTCTTTAGGAAATTCTTTTTGGTATTCAAGTACAGTCTCTTCTACCATAAACTTTCCACTTACTCGCTTTCCAGTATCTTGTCCATCCTTATCGACTATTTTGTGTCCCCGTTCTACTAAATGAAAATGAGGTGAAGTAGATCTAAATTCTACATAAAGGTCTTTTCCTGCTCCTTGTACCTTACTTACTCTATAGGACTTCATGAGTTTTCTTTTACTTTGTAAGCCACTATCAGGTGTTTTCTTCTTAACTGAATTTCTAAATTTATTACCCATCTTTTTAAGAAGAATCTCTGATTCATAAGGATATTTAGTAGCAACATAATTAAGTTTCTTTTGAATGGTATCAAGACCACTCACGTCAAATCCATTCCTACTCACTCCACATTTCACCTTTCCAAGTTGCTGTTATTTCCATATACGCATGTCGTTCTTCAATATCTAACACTTGATGAATATAGAGTTTCTTGCCTTCATAATTGATAAGCATATCTTGATTAATACCTTTATGATAACGAGTTAAGATTTTATAAGTTGTTTCACTACTTAACCTTTGTGCTTCTGTTTGTTGATAGCCTCTAATTGGCTCTAAAAAAGCCCATACCATTTTGATTGGTACAGGCTGTTGTATAAGTTGTCCTATTTCATTTGTTGTTTCTGAATAGGATATAAATGTTATTCGTTTGTTTAGTTTTCCGCTGTCGAAATAAATTTTATAATCACACTCCTTTTAACAAGATAAACAGGAGACTATTTCTTTTGCATATTTCTTCTTCATACTGCACCAAACTACAATAATGCTAATTTGTTTTCTTATTTTTTTATCTCTATATAATTTAGGATTATCAACTATTATAAACTCAAAGCCATCTTTATAATGACTAGATGTATAACACAAGTATCTTTTGGTAGGATTAATAGTTTCAATCATTTGACCTTCACTGAAATCTTCTTCATATTCATCTGTATCATCAGTTCCGATTCCAATAGCATAATTATTTTTCACACCTATTGAATTAATCATATTTTCATCTCCACCATCAGGCTTAATACAATGAGTATCTATTTTACAAACAATACAATCACCAATACTAACATCAATTAAATCTATATTAACCTCTATGGCACCATCAGGTTTTACTTGTATTTTTTTATGTGTAAATTCATCTTCAATCCACCAAGTATTATATCTACTTTCTCTAATAGTAAATGTCATCAACTGTTCATTCTTATATACTCTTATATTCCCACAAGGTGTGCTTAAACAATTAACTACGCTCTGAGTCATATTGATCATCCCCATCCATTAACATTATCCACATATTCATTATATCTTTTTTAAAGTAAATTTACACTATATTTCCCCATTAATGACTCCAGCATACTATTAATCCTTAAATTAATTCTTTCATTAACACTTATAGTACGATTATCATAAAACTCGGCCACTAACACTAATACTGCAACTACAAGATCTTCACTTTCCTCAAGTTGCTCCACACTTTGCCCTGTATACTTCACAATATAATCTTTTGCACCTTCCAAAATAGCTCTAATGAGTCTATCATCTTCATCACCATCTTGTCTCAGGTATTCTTTTACAAAAAGTACATCAATTTCTGATAGCTTCATTAATCTGATTTACTCCTAGATACCTTAGTTACACTTCTTACTGTACCAATTACCATTGCTTCACCTAAAGCCTTTTTAATGTCCAATCTCATATTTGCCTTAATAGCAATTTCATCATTAATAAAACCATATTCCGTTGATTTTTGAAGAGATAAAACTTTTCTTTCACCTACAATAAGCGCACGCTTAAGGTCACCAAAATAAATCGCTGTTCCTGTTCCATCTAAATTAGCGATGTGCTCATTAATAATAACTGGTCTACCTAAAATAGTAGTTTGCATGCCTACTGGTGAGCCATTATAAGAGTTTACAAGTACTGGTCTGCCATCTACAAACTTCATGTCTGTTAATGCTTTAGCTGTTTGGTCGGAAATGACCCATGTTGCTGTTTGGCGATATCTAATAGGAAGTGCAAAATATAACTCAGTTAATTTTTCAGGTGCAATGTCTCCTGTTAGCTTAACTTCTTTTGCTCCATCCTCTATACTAAAACTTTCTAATCCTTGCACATCATATTCAGCATTTCCTTTTACAATAAGTTCATCTAACGTCATGCTATATGATTCTGAAAGTTGTCTTAAAAGTTCACTTTCTAAGTTATAACCAGTATCATCTAATGCTTCTTGTGAAAATGAAATAAGTGTTCCAAACTTATGAGCTTCCAACTTAATGGCTTTAAAGTTTGCTACTTGCTTGCTGTATTCTGCAAGTTCTTGCATAGGCACAAATTTACCAAGCTTATTTGCTTGTACTGGAATTTGATGTTTACTATTTCCAAAGCGTTCATGCCTTACTGCCCCATATAATGGTGATACATAGGTAAGCTTGTCTAAAATGTAATCTGCAAAGGTTGTCTTAGCAATATTTTGAGTTGAAGCATTTCCTGAGCCAATGGCTGAATCAGAAAAAGTATGGGTAGCATCTCTTAATTCTTTTGTACCAATTTCTAGTTCTTGATCTGATTTAAGTGACCTAATTTCATCTGAAATAGATTTACTTTCATTGTCATTTGTTAATGATGATGCTGACTTTTTAATTGAAGTCATTAAATTTCTTGCTTCTTCTTTAGCTTTAATCGTTTCATCAATTTGGTTGATTGACTCTTTTAATTCATTAACCTCAGTCAATTCATCGTTTGAAAATGCTCTTGTTTCTTTTTCAGCTTTCTCCATGATCTGCTCAATCTTATCAATGAGCTTACTTCTTTTTTCTAGTAATAATTTCATTCTGTCTCCTTCTAGTCTTAAATTTAAGCAAAATAATAGACCCTTTATGGAGTCTTGTTCTTTCTTAACCACACCCACACATCTAACGGATTCTTCTCCTTCTCGTAGGCTTCGTCATATTCAGTTTTCAGCTCCTGTTCATCAGGTCTACTTCTTTGCTCAATGCCTTCTGCTCTCACTTGCACTGATGTTGCAATGTAGGCAGGTTCAATCGTTAATAATGATACTTCCATTAGATCAATATCCTCTAGTGTTCGCTTTGCAATTGGTTGCTCTTCTTCCCATGAGTCAGCTAAAGCTCTAAACCCAAATGACCATCCTTTCAGATTGCCTTGCTGAGCCTCAGCAATTACATCTTTATCATGAATAATTGCCTTTGCATAAAGACCTATATTATCCTCTCTAAGCTCTAATGTTTGGTTCATTGTACTTGCTAATCTGCATCTCACATCATGATTTAAAAGCATATCAATATTATCTGCCCTAGCTAAAGCCTTATTAAAAGTATCAGGTAATACCTTTTCAATAAACTTACCTTTTTCACCATACAGCTCTTTTGAATAACGGTCCACAGCATTTACATAGCCACTAATTTCAAGTGAACCATCATTTCTCACCTCAATTTGCACCTTTTATCACCTCCTTTCAGCATTCACACATGGTATTTCATCATTCTGGTGCATTTTGGTGCATATTTGCACCAATTTACTTCATTTTAATGTTTTCTTTACTTATATCTGCACCATTTTGCACCATATTAATATCAGATTGATTCATTTCTACTCCATCATGTGTAACTTTGGTATTTGTATTAGGCGTATAGATGCTTCCTGATGCAAT